AACTCAGACGAAGATCAGTTTGCGTTAATTTGGACCGAAGCTAATAAACGATTTGACGAATTTGGCAACGAACAAAAATTAGGTACAAACGGTTTCCACAGTTTCTTTGCACACTGGGCCGAACATCCAGATCGTGACGAAGAGTGGGCTAAAGTAGAACGTGCTAAAATCGGCGATGAACGGTTCCGTCGTGAGTTTGATTGTGAATTCTTAATCTTTGACGAAACATTAATCAACGCAGTAAAATTAGCAGAGCTCAAAGGCAGTGAACCAGTGCTAACTATGGGCCAAACTCGTTGGTATAAAGATATTAATCCACAGGCCACATATCTTGTATCACTAGATCCTAGTCTAGGCACGGGTGGAGATAACGGTGCTATCCAGGTATTTGAAATGCCTACAATGGAACAAGTGGCAGAATGGTATCACAATTTAACTCCGGTGCAGAGCCAGGTAAAAATCTTAAGAGAGATTTGTACTTATATTCAAGATCGTGGTGCAGAAAAGCACGGTACTCCACAGATTTACTATAGTGTTGAAAATAACACATTAGGTGAGGCAGCACTAGTTTGTATTCAAAATATTGGCGAAGAACAGTTTCCGGGCTTATTTTTAAGTGAGCCTATTCGCAAAGGACATGTAAGAAAATTCCGCAAAGGATTTAATACTACACATAAGAATAAGATTGCAGCTTGCAGTCAAATTAAACACTTAATCGAGCAGCATAAGATGAAGCTGCATTCTAAACCCTTAATTTCAGAGCTTAAAACGTTTGTAGCGCATGGTGTAGGATTTGGTGCTAAAACTGGCGAACACGATGACCTAGTAAGTGCTGCATTGTTAGTTGTACGCATGGCTGACATCTTAAGCGACTGGGATCCTAAGATCTACGAAAAAATGACCGACAGAATAACCGAAGATCAGATGCCAATGCCGATCTTTGTATCAAGCATAATGTGATAAATATAACTATGGACGCAACAAACAATATCGCTACGGATTTATTTTACAAAATTAGAAGCCGTTTTACAGGCTTAAAATTAGGCGCCGCATCGGGCGAAGTAACCATTAATCCAGAAGAAGCACGTTTCTTTGATTTTGATTATCAAGAAGAAGGAAACACCATTGGGCATGTAAGTATCAGTTTAGCTGAAGATAACTCAATGAAAGTTTACTTTTCTACAGGAATCACAGAATCAATGAATCCAGGGGAAAAGAAAAATTGGTACAAATTTTTAAGAGAATTACGTATGTTTGCTAAACGTAGATTAATGAGTTTTGATACTCGTGATATTACTAAAGATAATCTTGATAAGAAAGATTATGCATTTCTTAGCCAGCATAATAACCCTACAGCACAAGCTAACACAATAACAACACCGGTCGGAGAAAGTGTAATGAATGAAAGCACACTATATGGCTCAAAAACAATGAGCTATCAGAAATTAGAAGATACAAGATTGATTATTAAACATAGTCAAGCACTAGCAGACGATATGGCGCCTGGTGCAAGATCGAGAAACATTTCAGCATTATTTGTTGAAAATGCCGACGGTGAAAGATTTAAATATCCTTTCATTCATTTAGCAGGCGCTCGTGCTATGCAACGTCACGTTGCTAATGGTGGCATGCCATATGATGAAATCGGTAAAAGCATTATTGGTATGAGCGAAGAAATTGCTCAACTAAAGAGCTTTGGTAACTACGTGGTTCGCAATGACTTAATGAATTCCGACACTAACGGTATTGTAGAACGCAGTTCAACAGCACTAAACGATCTACGTGAAACAATTGCAAAATTAGCAAAGCAAGGCCACTATGAGGCTTATAGAGAATCATTCCAGGCACATCAACCGATGGAAGTTCCACAAGACGTAGTAGAAGATTTTACAGAAAAATTCACAGTTAAAAACTTTAAAGAAGATATCAAATCTGTGTTTCCGGTATTATACAGATTAATGAAAGAAGCTAATACCATAGGCTATGACGACATAGTCGCAATGACAACCCCAGAGGCTGTTGAAGGCGATCTAGAAGTTGTTGAGCATAGTGATCCTTTTGCAGCATTTGAAAACTGGGCAATGAGCCTTGGTGAGGAAAGTGCAATTCAAAGTCAGGATCCACAAGAACAAAGAGTTGCATTACAACACTTACAAGATCTTGTTGGCCAACATTTTCCAGCAGGCGATAGCGGTATGAACGCAATACAAAGTCTAAAAGGCATTATTGACGATCCACAACTATATCAAGAAATTAAAAAACAAGCACAGGATGAAGGTGACGATAGTTGTGTAAGAGGCCTAGTAAAAGATTGGTTAGAAAATAATGCACCAGACGTTGCAAATGAATTAGATTTTGGTGATTACGAAGAAGAAGGCGATAGCGAGCCAGATGATAATACTGACGACAGCTATGCACTAGCAAGTGCAGGTCATGGGTCGGATGAAGATTATGAAAGTGCTGAACCGGACACAGATGACGATGAACCACCATTTGATCCAGATGAGAAATCATCATTCAAGAAACCAAACAATCCTAACAGATCAGGGATGGACGCTGCTAAGGCATTAGCACAAAGAGGACAGAAATTAAATGTAAAAGAAATTGCTGAATTTGTACATAGTTTTTATGATAAAGATTCAGGCACATTCCCTAAAGGCCCAGAAGGCGTTGCTACAATGGTAGGTAAGAAATTTGGCGAACAGGCAGAACATGTTGCTCGTAAATTTGTCGAAAGAATGGCTCCACAACAACAGGCCCCAGAAATATCAGAATTAGCACGTATTAGAGAACTAGCAGGATATTAAAGATTGTTCGTTGCAGTTAGAGTGGATTAAGCACTCGGAAGAAGGACACTACGGTGTCCTTCCTTTTTGGCGAAATGAAATTAAACTTTTATGTAAACTTTCTGTCTTACTAAAGCGTTATATATATACGCAGGGAAGATTCTTTGCGTATAACAACATAAAGGAAACTTTAAAATGAAAGCAATCGTAACTTTAATCGCAACATTGTTCGCAGTATCAGCATTCGCAGCAGACGCTCCTAAAGCACCAGTAGCACCAGCAGCACCAGCTAAGGTAGAGAAAAAGGCAGAAGCTCAGCCTGTCAAAAGTGAAGCTGCTAAGAAAGACGCTCCTAAAGCAGACACAAAAGCCACTACTACTAAGTAAGCACAAAGTAGACGATACTGACTTCATAGTCGACGATGAAGTCGTATTTGGTCGTAATCTAAAAGCACGTGATTTTGGTAAATTAGTTCATGAAGATGACACTTTATCGGATCATGTAAAATTTAGATTGTGGTTAGCTAGACAGTTAGCACTAGCAAAATATAAGGAAAAGTGGGCATGACCCGCTTTTTCTTTTGGCAAAATAACTTAAAAAAATAGCAGATAATCATTGACCTTGCTAAATAAAAAGCGCATAATAAAACATGTGCATAAGGCATATAAACATTTTAGGCATATTACAAGGAGGCATTTAAAATGGCTACATTAGCAGAAATTCGTGCGAAACTTCAAGAAGCACAATCAAAGTCCACAGGACAATCCACCGGCGGTGGAGACAACGCAATTTACCCACATTGGAACATGCAAGAAGGCAAAGAAGCCGTAGTACGTTTCTTACCAGATGGCAACACTAATAACACATTCTTTTGGGTAGAACGTGCAATGATCAAGTTACCTTTCGCAGGTATCAAAGGTGAAACAGATTCTAAACCAGTTCAAGTACAAGTACCATGTGTAGAAATGTACAACGACGGTTCTGTATGTCCAATCCTTAGCGAAGTGCGTGGTTGGTTCAAAGACAAATCCTTAGAAGAAATGGGTCGTAAGTATTGGAAGAAACGTAGTTACATTTTCCAAGGCTTTGTTGTAGAAGATCCACTAAAAGAAGATAAGACTCCGGAAAATCCAATCCGTAGATTTATTATCGGTCCTCAAATTTATCAAATCATTCGTTCAGCATTGATGGATCCAGAGTTGGAAGAATTGCCAACTGATTACCTAAAAGGTGTCGACTTCCGCATTGCAAAGACTTCAAAAGGTGGCTTTGCTGATTACAGCACATCTAAATGGTCACGTCGCGAACGTGCTTTGACTGATATCGAAACAGCCGCATTAGCATCTAATGAGTTGTTTAACTTGTCAGACTTCCTACCTAAGAAACCAACTGATGTTGAGTTGAAAGTTATGAAGGAAATGTTTGAAGCTTCTGTAGATGGCGAAGCGTATGATCTCGAACGTTGGGGTCAATACTTCAAACCAGCAGGCTTAGGTTCAGCAACAGGTGATCCTAATAAACCAGCAGCAGTTAAAGCAGCAGCACCAGTTGATGATCAACTTGATGACGAACCAGCACCAGTAGCAAGTGCACCGGCAGCAGCCGCAGCACCAGCAGGTGATAACAGTCGTGCGCAAGACATCCTTGCCATGATTCGTAACCGTCAGAAGTAATTAGACTAAACATAGAGTGTGGGGCAACTCACACTCTATTTCTCAACAGGGCAAAAATAATATGGCAAAAGCATTTGATATTTCTAAATTTAGAAAATCAATCACTAAGAGTATCGAAGGTCTTAGTATTGGTTTTAATGATCCAACAGATTGGGTCAGTACAGGTAATTATGCATTAAATTATCTGATTAGCGGCGACTTCCATAAAGGTGTTCCGCTAGGAAAAGTAACTGTATTTGCAGGCGAGTCAGGCGCAGGCAAATCATATATTTGTTCAGGCAACCTTATTAAGGCAGCACAAGAACAAGGTATCTATCCTATCTTAATCGATAGCGAAAACGCACTCGATGAAAAATGGTTACACGCACTAGATGTTGATACAAGTCCCGATAAACTATTAAAGTTGAATATGGCAATGATCGACGATGTGGCAAAAACCATTGTTGAGTTTATTGCAGAATATAAAACAATGAACGAAGAAGATCGTCCTAAGATTCTGTTTATCATTGATTCGTTAGGTATGTTGCTTACTCCTACAGACGTAAATCAGTTCGAAGCAGGCGATCTAAAAGGCGACATGGGTCGTAAACCTAAAGCACTTACAGCATTAGTTCGTAACTGTGTAAACATGTTTGGCAGTCATAATATTGGTCTTGTGGCAACTAATCACACATACGCAAGTCAAGACATGTTTGATCCAGATGACAAAATCTCAGGCGGACAAGGCTTCATTTACGCTAGTTCAATTGTTGTTGCTATGCGTAAACTTAAACTTAAAACAGACGCCGATGGTAATAAGACTACAACTGTAAACGGTATCCGTGCCGCTTGTAAGATTATGAAAACACGTTATGCTAAACCGTTTGAAAGTGTACAGGTTGAGATTCCTTACGAAACAGGTATGAGTCCATATAGTGGATTGGTCGACTTGTTTGAGACTAAAGGTATGCTCAAGAAAGAAGGAAACAGCCTAGTCTACACAACACAAGACGGTGAGATCATTAAACAGTTTCGTAAAGCATGGGAACGTAATGAGAAAGACGGGCTTACAATTATGATGGAAGAAATTTCCAAACACGGAGAAAAAGTAAGTTCTGAGATAACTAATAATGTCGAACCTCAATTGGAGAACGAATAAATGAAAGACGACCTTATTGCAGATCTTTGGACATTAGTAGTAGAACACATCCCAGAGAAAAAACGTCAAGACATAGCTGCCGACTTTGTTAATACTTTATTAGATTATGGTATTAAAGAAAGTGTGCTAACTAGTCTAATGGGCGTGGACCCTTACCTAGACCAAGCTATTGAATATTCAACCGATGGCGAAGAGTATAGTGAGGATGAGGCTGAAGAAGATGAATATTACGAAGACGAGGATTAATGAACTGGTACGATAAGGTTAGCAAGGATATTTCTAATATTCCTGATGCTGTAACATTCTACGAAGCTGAACTATTACAGGCAAAACTAGATTGTAAGGTGTCAGGTAGTTTAGAAAAGATTTCGGCACAAATGCCGGGTATTGTTGAAAACCGATTTAATCAGTTGCAGGAAATCGAAGGTATATTAGAATACCTTAATATTGAACTTCGTAGATTACGAAGCCAGCATTTTCGTAAATATCTCGAAAGCTATCAACGAGCTTTGTCTTCTAGAGACTGTGAAAAGTTTGTAGAAGGCGAAGCCGACGTTGTAGACTTTGAAAAAATTATCAACGACTTTGCCTTATTGCGTAATAAATGGCTAGGTGTTATTAAAGCACTCGACATTAAACAATGGCAAGTATCTAATATTGTTAAACTCAGAACTGCGGGCCTAGAAGACGCAACATTATGAATATCTTAGTAACAGGTGGCCTAGGACTTATCGGCCATAACGTAGTTAAAAGACTACAGGATCAAGGGCATATTGTATCAATCATGGATACATTGACTAACTATGGCATTATACCACAGACTGAAATTGATTATCTAGTAAATGAACGCTCAAAGAAAATTGATTTAAGTGGTCATTATAACTATGATATTAGCGATGCTAAATTAGTTGATCATGTATTCAATGTAGAACAACCAGAAATCGTAATTCACATGGCTAGCTTTCCAAGACAGAAAGTAGTTAATGCTAATCCTGCGCAAGGTAGTCGTGTAATGAGTGAAGGTTTAATTAATTTACTAGAAGCTAGTAACAATTACGATGTTCGTAAATTTATCTACATTAGTAGTTCAATGGTATATGGCGATTTTAAAGATAATGTAAAGGAAGATTATGTCTGCAAACCACAAGGACAATATGGAATACTCAAACTTGCAGGCGAATGGCTTGTCAAAGACTATTCTCGCCGCACTAATCTTGCTTATACTATTATGCGTCCTTCTGCTGTTTATGGTCCTCTCGACGTGGAAGACCGCGTCATCAGCAAGTTCATACTCAGAGCTATGCGCGGTGATACTCTTAAAGTCAATGGAGCCGGAGAAACCCT